AGTTACCTGACCAATAGATTCGGATCGAAGTTTAATAAAGATATTCTGAAGTTCAAAGAATGGTAGTTCGCTGCCAGTCAGTTTACCGAAACTACAAACATCTGTAATTTCTTGCATCGCATTTAGCATCTCGCTTTGGTCTTCAGATTCCGATGCCAGAATCAGTAACTTTTCTTCTTTGACCAAAAATGGTCTGAATTTAACTTTTTCTTTAGTCCCAATCATTTCAATGTAAAACGTTGGTGTTTCCATAACAGGTAACATAATATTCTCCTAATAAATATAAAAAACTAAATTAACTAGAACCACCCTCTAGAGCGTTCTGTTGCCCAAGTAATCCGCCAACAACATTTGCACCCTTTTGCACAACATTTTGATCCTGATACCAATTCCTAAATGTAAAGGTTACTGGTATTCTAACAAATTGTGTGTTGGACCATGCCAATGAAGCAGGTGCCATTGATCTTGGCCATGCTTCTTCGATAATCCACTTATTCGTTACTTCGTCTTGTTGGTTCAATGAGTATAATTCTATTTGACATATATAATCTTCATATGGAAGAACATATCTTTTTTCTGGATCTACTATTTTGCGCATCCATGTGTCAAAATATTTCTTTACTGCCCAGTTGCTGTCACACAAAAAGGTAAACGTTGCAGATTCGCCATTGTAGTCTAGAAAGGTAGCACGATTTTCAACACGGTTGTTATACTTGTATGGTTTAGATCCCATCATTAATCCAGGAAAGATTGCTTCTTCACACATAAGTGAAATATTTTGCGTATTAGCGTTCTCTGGAGAGTTTTTCGACCCAGCAAGAAACTTCGTCGCATCGTTTATGCTAAAATTCAATACTGGGATTTTGGCATCCAAAATTTTATTGACGATGGTATTTGCTACACCATTCATGCATTTCGGTGTTCCGATAATTACTTCGAATCTGTGCGATCTTGCCAAGTCCTTCGTGCCAACTTCTGCTAGGAACTCTTTGAGTCCTTGTCCTGCCATTAGTATTTACTCCTCGAGTCTCTGAATACTTCTTCTTTTGTTTTTTTCTGGAATGCTTCAAGAGGTAAAAATATGGCACTTTTCCAGTCGGCAGGATTTATCTTCATAAATCTTGATTGAACATGTGTAGTTAAATAATGCTTGATGCAAGGTTTAACTTCGCTTGCACTGCTTATGCCTTGTAACATTTGATACGACATTCTAATTTTAGTTGTAGGACTAAAGGTTTTGGAGTCTGCAAATTTTAGCAACTCACCAAGAATCTTTCCTCTAACTAAATACGGTGCATAGTGTAGATTGATACCGTAAAACCCTCCTGGTGCTGGACCAAATGGCAGCACTAACGGGAAGGCATCATAGAATGGCAACTCATTTTTCCATTTCGGATCGTAATAGTACATATACATCGAACCAATTTCGATGTTTGACTTTAGTTCTCCGATGTCAGATTGCATGACTGAGTTCGACGTTAAACTCGCGCCGACTAATTTTTGAGCATTGCGCATATACCACCAGATAGACTTTTGTCCATCTCCAGCTTTAGCACGAAGGTTTTCGAACGGATTTGCCATAATAACTATTTATTCGTTATTCCCAATTCTTTTTCAGTTAATATAAGAAATTTCCATGTTCTATCAAGACAGAACTCGGTTGCTGCTTTCCACTTTGCTTGATTCACACCCCAAGTCATTACTTCTTGAAGAAACTGTTTTGTTTTTCTTTTTGGGATTTTTGGTTCTCGTGTAAATTTAGCAGGTTTAATTTCAATTAAATAACGTTGATTATTGACTTTGATATAGAAGTCGACGAAGTATCTATGGACTCTTCCATCAACAGGGGATCTATATGGTATCGCAAGTTCTTCTGATCCCCACTCGGAAACACTATCATTTGCATCACACCACTTCATAAACTTCAATTCATAACTTGAACGGAAAATGATGTTGGTCGGATCCCCAATATACTTATTGGGTTTTTGAATATTGTATCTACCTTTTAAGGAATCTCTTGAATAAACCATATAAATATAAGAAAATAACCAATCTAAGGGATATTTATAAGTGGCAGATAAAGAAGAATTTACTGACAAAGATCCAAGAGCGGGATTTGTTAATGGCACTGCTGGAGTTCAAGGTGCGATACGGTATCCACTTGATTTGGAAGATCAGTCCCCACATTATATTATCTTCTATCCACTAGTAAGAGAAGATTCGCGTCTCGGTAAATCCTTTAAAAATGCAGGTGCTGCCGTTTTTGATAAGAGTGCAGAAAATGTTACTGATCCAAAACTCGCTACAAAAGTGGCGGCTGCTCAGGGTGCAGGTATTGGCGCTGGTCTTGGTATCGCTGAACAGTTGGCTAAGGGTGGAGGTAAAAATGCAGGTGGGGTATCTTTACTTTCTAGACTTGGTAGTGTAGCTGCCAAAACCTTTGGGGGAGGGGTTGCGGGTGTCGTAGCTAACGCAGTGGCAGGCGGAAGTCAGGAACTATATCGAGGTGCTGGTGCGATTGCTCTTCAGATGCCTGAAAATAAAATGTCTTCTGGATATAAAGCAACGTGGGAAGCAGAAAGTATGGGTACGCTGCTCGGTGCGATCGGATCTGGTAATAGATCTTTATTGGGTGCGGCGAATCCATTAAGTCCAGATAATATGAAACTGGCACTACGTTCTGGTGGTAAACTTGCAAAAGTTTTAGGCGGTAATGTGACTGATGTCAATAGAGTATTAGAAAATAATACTAAGAGTGTGCCGAATCCATATAAAGAACAATTTTTCAGATCAATGTCGAATAGAACATTCATGTTTGAATACAATTTCGCTCCGAGAAGTTTAAAAGAAGCAGAGGCAGTTTTTAGTCGTAAAACTGGGGCGGCGGGAGATGGTATGGGAATCATTCAAAAGTTCGCATATCATATGCACCCAGAACTCAAAGACTCGGGATACTTCTTTAACTATCCATCTGAATTTTCTATCGTTTATTATAATGCAGGAAAAGAAAATACATATGTTCGTAAAATTTCGACGTGTGTTCTTACTAATATGACAGTAGACTATGGTAGCGACACTGGATTTACATCGTTCGAAGAAGGTATGCCGACACATGCTACTATGCGATTAGAATTTTTAGAACTAGAACTTATGACCGCACAAAGAGTTTATCAAGGATTTTAAAATGTATTTTAGACAATTTCCAGTATTACGAGGAAAGTTCGATGGTACCTATAAGGGTGTCACGGATATTTTCTTGCGAGTCGCACCACAAAATCCTATTAAAAAAATAGAATTTTTAGAAACAACTTATGTTCGAGATGGAGAAACTCCAGAATTACTAGCATATAAAATGTATGATAGAGAAGATTATCATTGGATTTTAATATTGATCAATAATATCGTCGATGTTCGCGAAGAATGGCCGAGAAAAGAAAGAGATCTTTATTCTTATTGCCTAGAAAAGTATGGTGAGAATAATATCTATCAGGCAGTGCATCACTACAGAACGACAGATAAACTAGTATTGCAGGGTGTACCAAAGGGAATTATTGTTGATTACGATGGAGCAAAGATTTCATCTGGTGAACATGAACCAGTTTCAAACTGGGATTATGAATTCGAATTAAACGAAGACAAACGAGAAATTAAGTATATCCCTAAGAATTTACTTGGCAAATTTGTTTCGGAATTCCAACGAATAATTAGAGCATAATATGGCAGTAGATTCTAATTCAAAATCATTATCAAATCCTGGTGACGTAACATTTAAGACTGTTGAAATTCAAAGTGTCAACGGTGACATTCTTGACATCAAAAATTTTGTCGTCGAACTAAACATCTATGAGGATATATTCTCAAACGCACTACAAGGTGTGTTGATGGTTGTAGATTCGAAAGAACTTATATCTGGGTTGCCTCTAGTCGGCGACGAACTGTTGAATATTTGGATACAAACTCCAACCTTTGGTGATGGATACGGCGACAGTATCAAAAAAACTTTCTCAATTTATTCTATTAAGAATAGAATGCTTAATGCTGACCGTGAGCAAATGTACTCATTATATTTTTGTTCTATGGAAGCAGTCAGCGATAATATCACACAAGTCAGTAAAAAGTATGAGGGTACTACAGACGAAATTGCAGACAAACTGTATACGGAGTTTTTAAAACAAAAACGCTGTTTCGGCGGTATCGATAATAAAGACGAAACCCCAATGATTATCGCAGATACTCCACATGAAGGTAAGATTGCTTTCGTAGCAAATATGTGGTCTCCATTTCGCTGTCTCAATTATGTTGCGCAGAGATCTATCGGAGCAAAACAAAAAGCGCCAAGTTTCTTATTCTATGAAACCAAAACAGGATTTTACTTCACTTCTATTGACAATTTAATCAAGAATCAGTTAGATGACAGTTCTGTATATGCAGAATATGTGTATTTACCGAAACCTGTTGATCCTACAATCGAGTTGGAAGATAAAGAAACAATACATACGGTGAAACCTGGATTAGACAAAGCATTTAGTACTGTATCAGATATTCGTTTCAGTGAACAGGTTGATATTCTGAAGTCACAAGACAATGGAAGATTTGCCAGCACTACCACAGTTTTTGATATTATGATCAAACAAGCAACGAATGCCCCGCACGATTATTCATATTCATATCCTGATATTGTTCATATGGAAAATTACAGAATTGAAAATGGTAAGGCAACATTTGATGAAGGAGCAAAGGATAATATGACATATCCTGCGAACGTAACTCGTTCAGCATTGTCTAAGCGTTTCTTCCGTCCCGTGCACAGAAAAGTTCTTACTACGAGCGACGACGATTTACTAGACTATTCACCAGATCTATGGTTGGGCATGCGCCAAAGCGTTCTTGAAGATATTTCTGGATTGCGAATGCACATCACGGTTCCTGGAAGAACGGATGCTGAGGTTGGTAAGATTATCAATTTCAAATATCCTAAAGTTGGAGATGGCGCAGATAAATCAGATCCAAAGAACCAATGGGATCCGTTCCTTTCTGGTGTTTGGATGATCACTGCTATTCACCATAAAATTACTCCAGTCGCGCACAATATGATTTTGGAAATTGCCAAGGATTCGTTCCATACAGCGTTCCAAGAAATTGATCGTGCACCACCACCGAATCCTCCTCCTCCTGCTGCTGCGGATGATCCCGAAAATTCTGGTGAACAATCTGGTGAACAAGCACAACAACAAAACGGTGCAACCCCAGCGTCTTCTGGACCAGTAAATAAACAAGGGTGGGTTCACCCAACTGGTGGCATAGGACGAATTACCAGTGCTTATGGTGACACTAGTCGACCGAAAGGAGGTTCGAACCCGCATTTGGGTATGGATATTGGAAGGCAACTTTCTCCTGCAAAGGAGATTAATGGACAAGTTGTTTATTCTGTCTTAGACGGTGTAGTTCTCTTGGCAGGATGGCAATCATCAGATCACAAGTCGGGTGGCGGGGTTCGTGTGCTCATCCAGCATAAAGACAGAAATCTGACATCCTTTTATGGACATTTAAAGGAAGGTTCTTTGATGGTTAAGGTCGGAGATAAGGTAAAGGCTGGACAACCAATTGGGCGTGTCAATAACTCTGGATCCTCTACAGCTGCCCACTTACACTTTCAGTTGCATAAAGGACTTAATGGTGCTGGTCAAAAAATTGACCCGCTTCCTTATCTGGCTCCATGGAAGGGGCGGTAATGACAGATAATTTCTTTTCAAAATGGTGGCAGTAATGACAGATAATTTCTTTTCAAATAATGATTCAAACTTCTATTGGTTCTTCGGATGTGTCGAGGATCGTGATGATCCGATGCGTATTGGTCGAGTAAAACTGCGAATTCTCGGTTATCATACTGATGATAAAGAGCAGTTACCAACTGATGATCTTCCATGGGCGATGCCAATTATGCCAGCAAACAGTGCCAGTACTTCTGGTAT